TCCTTTAAGTCTTTTCACAATCTTAGATTTCTTTTTCTTTCGTTTCCAAGCTTTCTTATCGTCACCAGTACCAACTACAGAACTACCTGTAGCATTTGTTGGTGTATCTTCAGAGAATTTCTTTTTCATTTTCCTCTTCCTCTTTTAACAATAAAACTGTAGCTACAGCATAAGAAGCAAACTTAGTCCGTCCGCCAGGTATTTTTTCAAGTATTCTTTTAAGATTAAAAACAAACCGATCTAGGATAGTATAAGCATCTTTTTCTTTCCTTGTTTCCAAATCTCTAAACTTTTTGAGAACTTTTCCTTTTTTATCAATAATGCCAAGTTTATAGGCATCAGTATCATCCCAATCAGTAGTTAATTTTTTAATTACCTTATATACTGTATATGCATCTATAATTGCTTCTTGTAAAAATGCCATTTACTTTATATTCCTTAGTGTTTTGACAACTGTTTCGTCTAAAGTTATATGATGCATCTCTTCTGGCATCTTATTAATATATATTAAAAAAGTTTTAAGTGCAGAATGATACTCCTTCTCTACCTTGTAAAATAACATTCGTGTTGCAGCTGCAGCATCAAACACATTATAAAAAGTAATCAAATGGTTAAGGATTATCCTTTCCTTTAAAACACCATCTGAAACATATCTTTTGAGTAAACGTCTAATATAATGAATACGTTTAATATCCTCAAAAAACTCTCTTACGTCTTTGCAATGTGGATTATCATAATGTAGAAAAGCATACATCATATAATTACCATTCGTCAATACATCAAACTTCATATAAAACCTCTTACATAATTACTACCAATGATATGCTATGTGCGTACAACTACTATTTGGACAAGTGATTTTGTCCGTCGCATCTTTTGTTAAATTAATTGATTGACCAGAAGCAATTTTAATTTTACCGATCAATGTCGTACCATCAGCCTTTTCTAAAATTGCTTCAGTTGCCGAGGTAGCTGAAATATATACTAGAGTTGCATTACCAATATCATCATTAGCTGGATTTGCAACAATATCACCTAATAATTTATATGCCATTTTCTTTTCCTTTTCTATGGAGCCATCTCTGGCCATAATTTTAAAAACTTGTCATTAAACCACTTATCATGGTCTTTATACTTATAAACTGATCCAGATGATTTTTTTACACTTTTCCAATCTTCTTTTTCAGTCTCACGCCACATTGACCATTTCTTAACAATATAATAACTGTATGGATTACTTCCTATTGAAGAAACTAAAATCCAATGGTCATTGAACTCCCTCAATTCAATCGTACATAATTCTTTACAAGCATAAGCTTCAATCAAATAATATGCAATAATAATATCAGTTACACCATCCCCATCAGTATCAAAATAAAACGATACTGTACGAGGGATTTGTTCTGGAATCCACTCTACCAATTTATCAATAGTGGGTTCTTCAAATTGTTTATTTTCCTCAGCAAAAGAAAAACCTGTTATAAAAAATAATGAAAATAACAAACAGACTAGTTTCCGCATCAGGCAACTACAGTCAATGTTTTAGCATGAGCTCCATGTGTAATAGTTGCGTTAGTATTTGTTCCTTTTTCTTTAATTGTACTACCACCATTATGTGCAACTGCATTTGCACCCATTGTCAAAACATCACCAGCATTAGTTGCAGCATTGTTTGCAGCAATTGTTTTTGAAAAAGTCAAACGATTTGTACCAGTACCACTTGCATATTCAAGTAAAACATTCCTAGAAGGTGTATCATTTGTCAAAGTAAGTCGTGGTGTACCTGTTACATCAACTTGCTCATTGTAGTTTACTACTGCTGATATCACTCCACCAGCTGATTTATCAAAACTATCTACAGCCCAATTTAAAGAACTGATATCTGCGACATTAATACCTGTTGAACCAGAAAGACCACCAATTGCAACTAGAACTTCTGGATCAGCAGCTGCATTATCATTACCACCAGCAGGTACAACCCAACCTTTAGTTGTTGCATATGCACTACGTTTTTCAACATCTGTTAAAAAACTTGGCTTGCTTTCATTTGCATCTGTTGCTCCCCATGAACTCATGTTATTTCTCCTCTGTTAAAAACACTTTTGTATCCTTCAATTTTGCTGAAGAATTTTCTTTTTTTGTTGGTGTTGGCGCAGGTTTTTTTGTTGGTTTATTTGCACCTGTACCAAAAATTATTTTGATCTTACCATTTTCCAATTCAAATTCAACCTCTTGTTGATTTCGTACACCACCTTCAACAACCATTGTATTAAAATTGTAAACTTGGTTTTCACACATTACTTGACCATTTTCTCCGTATAATGCTACTACTTTTCCTTTAGGCATAATAATCCTTTCAAGAATATAAGGGGGAATAAATCCCCCCTATACTTACTTTTCGTTTTTGTTATGATGTACGTTGAGTGCCAACCAATTCATAATAGGCCAGATTTTTCCAAGAATAGGAAGTTTTTCAGCATATTCGTCTTTAAGTGCCATTGTGATCGCATTTGCAATTACAACGATTGAACAAACTGTTCCCCACCATGCTTGATTTTCACCCCATGCTAACATTAATGATTCCATGTTTCAAACTCCTTATTTTAGTTTAGTGATATAACCAACCTGCTACTGCCCAACCTGCCATGAACCATAAAAGTTTATGAAGATGTGGATGCATTGTAGTTCTCCTTTTTTATTTTAGTTTCTTACCGATTTCATCGAAAACGGCTTTTGCTAGTCTAGCGTTTTTCGTCATAAGTCCTTCCTTGAACTTGCTAAACTCGTCCTTAATAACAAACTCTCGCATCTTAGAACCAGACATACCAGAAACACCATCTGCATCAGGATCACGTTCTCCTGCTGAGACAACTGTAAAATCTTTGATGTTCTCAAGGTCGCTATCAACATACTTTGTCATGTTCCTTTTGAACTCTGCAACCCTATCACTACCTACAATAAATATAACTCTTTCATAATCTTTATTTAATGATTCTAAAACATCAAAAGGTGTTTTAATAGATTTATCAGTATTTATAATCTTACCAAATACATCTTTTAATACCTTCACTTTAGTTTTGAATGACAAAGGGTTTTTCTTGTTATCCTCGGTCTTTGAAGGATACACCATTGGTGTACCGCGTTCCTTCTTGGCGACTTCCACAACTTTTTCTAAAAGTTTGGAGTGACCAATGGTTGGCGGGTTCATACGGCCGAACGCAAAGACAGCTGTTTTCTGCTTTGCCTCTATTATGAACTTCCTATAAGTTTTCATTAGAACATCGCACCATCTTGTGCTTCGATTTCGTCTTTGTATTCGTCTGCAAATTGTTGTGCAACTGCTAGTCTTTCTTGTTTACTAAACTTAACGCCTGGAAATTCTTTTGAATATTTCTTTGCACCATCGTCTACAAGATACATCCAAAGTTTAGGAGCTTTCTTATGGTCATACTTTCCAGACTTCATTTTCCTCTGGATATTCTTGACGATAGGAATGAGTCTTTGTTTATATAACTGTCCATCATTCTCAATATACAACTTGAGTTCAATGACCATATTACCGTCAACTGCTTCTATGAATGCCTTAAAGTTTTTCATTCTTCTTCCTCATCTCCACAATCTTCACCTTCTTCTTCAACCTTCTTCTTTTTATTACCAGTTCTACGTCCGTCACCACCAGCACATCGGCGTCTTGCTCCATCTTTCTTGATATACTCTTTGACTATCTCTTCGTCCTTTTCACCTGTCCACTCTTTTTCAATTTCTGAAAAGAATTTTTTCTTTTCTTCGTCTGACAAATCATCTGGACTATCAACACCATATTTTTTTAACTTTTTATCAAAAAACTTTTGATACTCTTCTTTACTACCTTCTGCCATTAAACTTTTATATGTTTTCATTTTGAATCCCCTTTAAAATCGGCTATATGAACTTTTTTCCAAGCTTCTTTGCCTTTATATCGTTTACCACTATGAAAAATATTTTTTCTCATCCAAGCCATATGTTGATGAGTTGGACATTTACACTCCCATCTTAATTTTGCATCGCATCTTGCACAATATCTTGATCTAGTAGATATCGTTTCCTTCCCACTTTTCTGGATATTCTGGTTTTTCACTAATGTTATCTTCCTTTCTAAGTTTTAAAAGTCTATGTCCTAATTTTTCTAATCTATCATCACCCTGTATTGCAAATTCTTCTTCAAGCCTAGGGTCATGTTCAAAACGATATTGATCTTGTTGACGATACTTGGCAATGAATCTATCCAATATCCTTCTTAACTCCAATAAATCTTCTAACATAAGATATTCCCTTATAGTGAAGCAAACTCAACATCACCACCACCCATAAAATTATCAGCAACATTACCGTCATTCGTTCCAATTCCTACTGAAATATATATAGGGCCTCCATCTCCATCAACATCTTTTGTTGCAATAATCTCATTATTAGTATGGTCATGTATGTCTATAGTATTATTTGCATTATATCTGAACTGAATATATGTATTACCTTTATCGGGGTCTTCCCATCTACTTTGGGCAGAATTATAATTAGAATTACTTGTATTAAAAGTCATTTGATGTAAGCCTAATAGATGCTCACTATTATTCATTCTAAAACCCCAATCCCAATAAGCCATATTACTGTCAACATTAACATGACCAAAGCCAGGATTATTTGTTTTCCATCCACCATAATATTTAGATGTTCCTGAGCTCGGTGTTACCCATCTCATAGCTTTGCCGGGTATAAGAGCTCTTCGATTCCTCAAGACAGTATTCTGAACGTGTAAATTATTTGTAGCAGGTCTACTAAGTCTCCAATTTCCCCATGGCTGTGAATGTTCGGCAGGAACATGAACATATTCCCAACCATAATATCTAGCAGAACCAATTGGAATTGCTGTACCGTTACCAGAAACAGAAAGATTAATCCCATTACCATCCTCTGCAACCAAAGCAGTTGTAACAAGAGTTTCTAAACCAGTAGTAGTAACATCATATAGTTTTAATTTAAAATCCCCAGCATCATATCTTAATGCAAAAACTTTATTTGTAGCTACATAATTAGTAGTAGAATCCCATCCTGTCGAATCTGCAAGTAAGAAATTAGTTCCACCTAATTTTAATGATTTACTATTGTTCCAAACATTATCATCATCATCTCTTACACCAATATAGGTGTAATTAGAATCTTGAGTATAACCCCATTGTACCTCTTGGCCAGGATACATCGTTTCACCACGCATCTTTCTTCCTTCACCATCTAATGCTGCAGCAGTATATCTAACATCAGGTTTGTATTTATTTTTTTGATGATCGTACCAAGCAGCTGCAAATGGTTCAAACTCCCAATTTCTTAACCATACAGATGCGTCTGCGGCATTAACAGATGTGTTAAAAAATGAATGTAAATATAAAACACTACCATCCATATCATTATCTTTAGTAAATAATATTTCCTCATTATCCTCATCGAAAATATCAACACTATTATCTAAATGATAACGAATAGATATTTTTGCCCCACCCATAACGTCTGTTTCAGTACCAGAACCATGCCTATGCGCTGTGGTATTAATAGTCCATCCTATATGCTCTGTCATTTTTTCATTAGTATGGCACCTAAAAGCAGATGTTGTTGCAGATTGAACATTAGTTTGACCAGTTGTTGTTCCAGTATAATCAAAACCAAAAAAATGTTGATACCAAAAAGTAGGAGTAGTAATAACCATTTTCTCTCCAACGTGCAAACCAGTACCATGTCTCATTACTGTACCAAGCAAAGTACCATCCTGCCAACTTTCATCTGTGCCATCATTCAACACAGCAATTATATGCCATACGCTTTCTCTATGTGTAAAATCTGGTAAATCAGTACCACTACTTTCATATGCACAACTTAGTGTAATTGGATTTCCATCTTCGGCAACCGACGCAGTTGTAATAAGTGTTCTTTGTTCAGCTGCTGTGCCAGTATGTCTTTCATACAACATCAACTTCATAGAAGTATAATCATAAACCAAAGCAAACTTAGTAACTGATTCTGTTACATCATAATCACCTACTTGATCGAAACCCTTAGTGATAGTTCTAGTAGTTCCAGAAGATGAAACCATATTAGATTTGAACCTAATATGTTTAGTCCAATAAGTTGCACTCCCTGCTTGGGATGTATTGTAAGTAGCACCACCACCCCAAACACCAATCCATCTTACCTGTCCACTTGATGTTTGGTCAAAAAGAACTTCTTCTCCTCTTGCTAGTGTTCTTCCATAATTCCATGGCCCAGTAGTAAATGTTGGAGTAAGAGAACTAACTTGAGCTCCCTCTGCTGCATTACCAGAGCCAGGACTTGCATATGTTTGATACCAGTTTGGTGCTGTTATATATGTGTTACTATCTACATTCTTTAATGTCGTTACATCAATAGTAACTGTTGAGTTATCATCCAAAGTCAAAACTAAATCTGTTCCAGTTACTACACCACTTTTTACTGGATTGCCTGAACCACTTCCACCGCCACCACTAGCACCTATCCACTTATTTGTTGAGGCTTGATACTGAAGATACTTACCATCCACCTTAGTAGATGTTCTGTCAATATCATCAAGATTTTCTAAACGAACTTCACCAGAGCCTGGTGTTCTCATTATAGAGTTTATTTTTACAAGTGACCTCTGTAATTGCTCTACACGTTCAGAAAGAACTCCTACTACATCTTCTTTTATTTCTTCTTCTTCTTTTGGTGCTTCTTCCGAAATACGACTTGCAGCTAATGTTACAAAATCAATATGCTCTTTACTAAAGGTTATTGCACCAGATGTTGTTTCAAAAGTTACTGCACCAGATGGTGATTCAATAACTGGTGTCTCTGATGTCTCAGCAGCTTCAATTATTTCTTCAATAATTTGCTTAGATAAAGATAAGTGAAAATTCCTTATTTCTTCTGGTATTGTTTCTATTTCCTCTGTTTCAATTTCCAACTCATTTAAAAAATTCCATTCTGCCGGAATAGAAAGAATTGGTGTATCTACTTGCTCTACGACAACTTCTTTAATAGATTTCTTCTTTGGTGTAAATTCTGCAAAACTTTTAATTTCTTTTTGTTCCATATTGCTCCCAGTCCTTTGCAATCGTAAAGTTTGCATGAGAGAATTCAAGCCTATCTACCAATTTGACAGCACCACCTTTTGTATCAATTGCAACATATCCTTCTGGAGCTGTTACTTTGAAACCATTTGCTGTCTTTAAGAATGTTCCAATACCTTGAATTGTTTCCAACTTTCTAATAACCATTTCTTTTGCTTCAATAATACTCAAGTAAGTGGCAATTGTGAAATACAACTCAGTTTTAAACTTTCGTAGAATCTTTTGTTGTTCTTTCTGAATATATTTGTATTTATTTTTACCTTTATCTGATTTCTTTGAGTCAATCTCTGCTGACATCCTATCCATGTAATACTGTTCAAACTCTTTAACAAGTTTCTTTGTATCAGATATTTTGGCACCAGAACGAATCTTAGTATTAAAAAATACTTTCATCAATGGGGCCAATCCCCATTTAGTTTTGTCTTTGGAAAGTTGATTTAAAAAAGTTCCTGCTTTCTTTACAGAACCTTTAATCATATTAATTTTATTTCCAAGTGTTTTTGTTTCACTAGAAGTGAACGTAGCTGCGTTTGCAGTATCTAAGTATGCATCGTCAAACCAAACATTTTTGGTTTTGTTAAACGCACTTGCAGATACTCCATAAGAAGCAGATAATGTGTCAATGCTGTTTCCTGTATACTTTGTGTGCCATACAACTCCAAGATGTGCTTTTCTCATTTGAGAAGCTAAGTCACTATCTTCTGGTACAGCATAGGTGATAGTATTAGGCCCAAAAGTCAACATACTTTGTCCATCAATAGTTTGTTTCGTCAAATCACCTTTAGAAAACATAATGTCACCCTGATAGACAGCATCTTTAATTCCAAGTTCGGGTAAGTATTTCAATGCAAGTTTTATTTTATCTGAAGGCCCACCCGAACCGTGATTCGCACTTATATCTGCGTCTGTATAATTAATTTTGGGGGCCTTGTTAAACAATGACTTTATT